GATTTTCTGAAGCGTTTTACCGCGCAGGTGATGAGGTTGTAAGAGTTGAAAACAACCCATTGTTGTCAGAAGTTCCATGCACAACTATGCAAGATGTTCTCGAGGTGAGAGATAGGATTCACCTGTATCACGCACAGGGGCTTGAAACGCGAGAATATGACGTTTTACTCGCAGGTCCCCCCTGTCGAGAGTTTAGCCTAGCTTATTCTTCACCGAGATCGGTTGCACAACGCAACGGTGAAGATTTTGAACCAAACATGGAATTTCTCGAGGCTACAATTGACATAATTCGATGCACAAAGCCAAGATATTGGGTAATTGAGAATGTTGTCGGTTCCATTAAGTATTTTCATGAGCTAGGCTTAGTTCCACGTCAGATTCATGGCCCTCATGTTTTGTACGGCAACTTTCCAATGTTTCAATGTGGAAAATTACCAACGAAAGCAAGTAAAGACAAAACATCAACTCACCCATTAAGAGCGAATCATAAGGCACTCATACCCTGGGCATTGTCTGCAGGGCTTCGCCAAGCGATCATTGAACAAACAACACTGTTCGATTTTGTTTAGAGCCAAAGCCAAGTTGCTATCGCATAGTCGAGAGCAGTCGCTCCAGCCACAGATACCAATGTAAGAGTTGAAAGAAATATATTGAACTTCATCAAGCCTTCGAGGTTAGTCTCTTTTTCTTGACGGCGTTCTTCACGCTTCATCAACCATTCAGCAAATCGAGTTGTTCGCGATTGCTTCTCTTCACTTTTCGTTTCATTTTCAATTGTCATAATTAAAACATCCTTGTATTTCCATTGTCAGCATATTTGAGTGGAACAGGATCGGGACGAACTGGCCCACTTGTAAGTCCTTGATTGAGGTTCATTTTGATCCAATCGGGATATTTGGGTTGTCCAAATGCAGCGTCAAATGCCCCCATTTGTCTCGCACCACCTATTGAGCCTCGAATAAATGCAGTTGTTGCCATAGGTTCGTCGTCAGTAGTTGATAATTTAAGCCAAAATGATTCTGCAGTCATATACGCTGGACGAATACCACCATATCTCCACATTGGGAATACATTTCCTCGCAACGTGTTAATAGGTTGCATACGACCATTTGACATAATTAGAGCGCACATAGCATCATGTTGCTCGGACAAAACACCTAGAGAATGTTCTAAACTGGATGTACCTTTGTCATCTAAAACAAACATGAAAGACATAGCAACATTACCAACCACTTCATTTGCTCCTGCTTTTACGCACAAATTTATGTAAATATGATCAGTGTAAAAATACGATTTGTTCATTGCCGCAATCGTTTCACTTGGAAATTGTGAATCTGCTCTGTTTGGTGAAGCAATTGTGTCTTGGTCGTATACTTGCAAATGTGCTTTGAACAGTACAGAATCATCACCGCCAGCAGGATAACTTTTGACACCATACGATGCATTGTTACTAAAATTCATATTAGTTGGGATCGATGGATAAGCCGATATTACAAATTCATAAATTGCATATTGTCCATCCAGTGTAGGGTATCGATCTACAAAATAATCAACTTGTTGTAGCATGTGCCTTTTACTTGGTTTCAAATTGATTTTTTTGGTTAGCCAAGCGTTGCCATCACTGTCGCATGTAACTGATGGTAATTCTATTGTTTCTTTGACAATACTAACAGGCATTACTTACCACCTCGAGCCTTTTTGTGAGCAGCCTTAACACAACGCTTGAAACCATCTTTTTTCCATACACCTTTGTTTGTTTTGTAATTAGGAGCTAGGCTATCAAACGCCTTCTTGTATGCACGTTGATAGGGTGTCTTGCGCTTTTTACGCACTGGTGTGTCTTCCACAGCCATAGTTTCGACTACTTCTTGCACATCTTCCACATTACCCCCCGTAGGCATGATAGTTTCACCGCCTCGAATGTAAATCTGAAATGTTGGGTTGGTAGACAATCGAAAATATTCATGTGCTGGAATTGCAATCATGTCATAAGGTACGACAGTCACTTCATCAGCTAGGCGATTGAGTGGATCTAGCATAATCAAACCAGCGGCCCCTAGATACGCAGCATCATGAATCGCTTTTGCTCGACCTTTCAATGGAGCCCTTCCAGTTAGTGACCTTGCTTCGGCCAATCTTTCCAGGGCTTCACCCTTGGTTCGCTTGCGCGCCACAAACTACACCTCAGAGATCTTGTGCCTGACTGAGCATTTGAGTTAGGTCTTTGTTAGTGATCTTCTTAGGTTCTGCAATAATCATAACATCAATTTCTGCGGTTGAGTTAATGAGTGATGGACTTGTCAAACCTGATGCTGCAATTCCAATAAGGAGATCAGTAACAACATCATAACCTTCAGGGTGAAGATCAGGTGTTCCAAACATGTGTTCGTATGTGTCAAGACCTGCTGCAATAAGATCACCTGCTAATTCGTAAGTCATAAGACGAGATTGCTTGTCAAAAACACAGATAACGTTTGGTGATGCAACACCAACATCTAGGACATCTTCATACGCGGTTGTAGTTGCAAATAGTTTGACAGATGATGTATAGTTAGTATTAGGTGCTTGACTGAGAGGTCGATCTTCGCCCATGTAATTAGGCCAAACGCCGTCATCGCCTGTTACTCGCGTTCGCAACTGGAATCGAATCTCTTTAATTGCCAATCCCTTTGCTTCAGGAATAGAAACGTAGTCTGATAAATCGATTCGACCATAAACGAGGTCTGTATTACCTGTTGCGTTTATGTCAAATTGAAGTCTGTCTCTTAAAATTAGGTCGTTTGAGCCTTTTGCCATCTTAATCATCTCGAGGTGGAGGGATCGGGAAGTTATCAGTCGAATGAAGCCCGAGCCAGTCGCGACCTTCCTTCTCCCTCCAGCGCAATCTAATCCAAAACGGTTTATAATTTACACCAAACCACGGATTCCCTATCTTCGCGAGCGAAGCGAGCCCATCGCGCTAATATACGCGACCATCCTACGGATGGTTGGGGGGGCCGTGAGGCTGTCGCTAAGGCACATTTTACAACGGAGTTGTAAAACGGCTTTGCCGAACAAAAAAATTCCAACATACATATATAGGTCGAAAAAATAGCACGTTTTGATGAGAAACAAAATGGTGACCTTGTGTCCGACAACGTATGAAATAGCCCAAAAAATGGATAACTTTAGCGCATGGATAAGAATACAGATCCTTGCGTTTGATAATGGAGGTGAAACGCTTGATGATGCTATTCGTCAACGTAATCACTGGAAAAAAATGTATGATGAGGTGAAACAATGAGAGTTCTTGATTTGTTTAGTGGTCTTGGTGGATTTTCTGAAGCGTTTTACCGCGCAGGTGATGAGGTTGTAAGAGTTGAAAACAACCCATTGTTGTCAGAAGTTCCATGCACAACTAT